TCTTTAAACAGCATCAAATCCGTGAATGATAACAAGACTGGAACCAATATCTCCGTTTACTAGAGCGTTCATTTTGATATAGTCAGCAGTACTGTCTGTATTGATTGAATATGCAGAAGGTGGTTGATAAATTCCGCCTAAAAATACCAGTACGTTTTCTGGATTTATTGGTGTATAAGATAAAGGAGCATAACTGTCTCTAGGTGTGCCTGTACTGTCTTCATCTAAAATTGTGAATGTATCTATAGTGATTGTGCCTGCACCACCAACTCCTCCTGACAATGCTACCCAGGCAGTGCCGTTGTAATATTCTAATTTGTTGATTGACGTATTAAATCGTATTGCTCCGCTGTCCGGATTGGCTGGTGCGTCCGCAGTGGACCCTTGTGGAACAGTAACAGAGGTGTGTCCGTCTGCTAATTCAAAATACTTGACGAATCTTCCCATGGTATTATAATCCTATGGTTGATATTGTTGCTCTAACGCTTCCGTTAGAATCTGGAGTAGCAATATAAATTTTATCTCCAGAGTTTAAAATCATTTTTTCGCTGTCGATAATATAAGTATCTCCACCTCGTATTAAAAGTTGAGAATAAATTTTATAATTTTCAGTTGGTGATGCTTCGTGTGCCGCTACATTGGTCGAATCCACTACATATACATCAACTAGTGCATCGTCGGTTGTTTGAGCACCGATGTTGCATAGATACATTACTGTGACAGCAGTGTCTTCTGTTGCAATAAATGCCGCCGTTGTGTTATCGTTAGTAACTGTGTAACTTGTAATTGCCATATATTATCCTAGAGCAATCGCAATTGCGGTTGCTTTCTTCTTACTTATCAATTCATCAGCTGATCCTGAATTAACATCGCTGTTAACAAAGAATAAACCAGTTCCTCCACCTGCTGGTGTTTTTGCGTATACCCGTGTGATAGATCCAGGAAATGCTGGATCACTTATTTTTGCATTGAACGATAGTACATTGTTAATGATTACAAACTGTCCAGTAGTGTCATCAGCACTTATAGTTAAATTATTTCCTGCTGTTGCTGTAACGCTGTTAACATCTGTTAATGCATTATCTAAATTTATTTTAACTGTGTCTGTTGCAAATACCTGAGTACTGGTGTTTCGTCCAGCGGCGAATGTGATACTGTTGGCCTGTTGTATAGTCTGTGAATTTGCACTGTCATCGACAATATAAAATTCACTCATTGATCCCGAAGTGATTGCATTGTCCACATAATTTTTTGTAGCGGCATCTGAAGTGTTTGATGGTTCTGCCACTCTTAGATTTACCAGTGAAAGATTACCTGGATTTATTTCTGAAACTGATGCAGTATCGCTTGTTGTACCAATTTTGAATACATCATCTGATGCATCATAATAAAGAATTCCTGGATTATTAGATCCACCACCTCTGTAGAAAAACACACCAGCATCTTGATCACCCACTGAATTGTTTTTTGCTACTTCAATGAATTGATCTTCAATGGTTAGTGTTGCTGTGTTAATTGTGGTTTGATCACCTTGTACAATTAAATCACCTGTAACAACAACATCGTTTGAATCCAATGTTATTGTGTGAGAACCAGAGGCACCATCGCCTGCTTTAATGGTATAATCTTGTGATGTGCGTAGTGTTTTTGCCATATTATACTGTATTTATAAGGAATGGGGGAGCATAACACTCCCCCACACTTTATAAGCACGTGTTTACGTATTATCTTACGTCGATATTACCGTAACCTTCGTCAAGTTGGTAACCACCTACAGTACTTCCGTCGTCTGTACCTTCGTTACCTAAGATATATTTGACAGTACCTGTTTCGCCTGTTGAAGGCACTACATAGTGTATTGTTCTATTGTAGAATTTTTCAACATATGCCACAGTAGAGTCTTGTAGTATAACTTGTACACAGAACTCACCCAATCCGTTAGCGTTGTTACCAGCTAAAGATGATGGAGCAACTGCTTTTAACAACATAACTTCTTCAGATGAATCATCCATGTGGATCTTGAATTTTTTAGATCCTCTTTGACTCACGATGTAAGCAACAGTTGAATCAACTTTTGCTCCACCGTATGTTCTGTAAGCTGTTACTGCAAGTTTACCTGATAAGTTACCACCGAAAGCATTTGCTTGGTAGGCTAGTTTTCTTTTTTGTACGGGTCTTCCCATTTGTTTTCTCCTTTGTTTAGGAGTCCAATGCACGTTCTAGGTGCTACGCGGTGGTTTATTTCCGCATAAGTCTTCACACTATTGTGAAGCTCTTTTGAACTGTCTTTATTTATCGTGTTTTGGTAAAATATTTTATTGAGTTTTAAAAAAGATGAGTAATATACTAAGAAAATAATTTATAGTCAAAAAAAAGGGCCGCCGAAGCGACCCTTTTTAGTTCTAAATAATCTAAGATTATTTAAATGATACGTTACTGATTCCTACTGTACCTAAGTAGTCAGCCGCGTTACCAAGAGATGACGCAGTGTTGTTTAATTCAACATAGCCATATCTTGTTAAGAAGCCTACTACTGGTTCAAAAGTAGATGGATCAAGCACAACGCCTGAAGACATCAACGGAATGTATGGGCAATAAAACGCCGCCGCATCCGCTTCTGAGCTACCTTTGTAACCGATTAGTACGTTAGAGTCGTCAGCCGCATAAGCGTTAACATATACTTTCATAGCCGCGTTTAAAGTACCAACGAATTTTGTGTTTGTTGGAGCTTCGAACGAACCTTCAGTTGATCTTGCGAACGCTGAAGTTGTAGCTGATTGAAGGATTGTTAATGCTTGTGGAGAAACAACAGCCCAGTTACCTGCGCCTCTTCTTGTTCTCTGAGCTATTTTGTTAGCAACTCTGTTGATCAAGATAGCAAGTGCCGCGTGTTCATCACCCACGAAAGTTGCAGTTCCTGATACAGCTGATTGGTCAAAAGATTCACTGTTTCCGTTTCCGTTAGCTAGTGATCCTAATGATCCAATGATTTCTTGGTCGATCTCAGCAGTAATCTCTTGAGCTAATGCCGCCATGATTTCTGCTTCAACATCGATACCTTGCTGAGCTTGAGCGTCTTGAGCCGCTTCGAAAGTCCATCTAGCTGATAATTTTCTAGATTTCGCTTCAACCGCTTGTTTCAAGATTTGGATGCTCAATCTTTTTCCTGGAGTACCTTCTAATGAAGCAGTTGATGCCGCTTTAGTAGATGAGTTGTCTCCTGAATAAGCTTCAGCAATTTTGAATGGAGATAATGCTTCTTCACCAGCAGTTGTAGTAGTTGTACCGCTAGAAGAATCAGCATATCTAATTCTTAGTGTGTGGATCTGTCCAACTGGACCAGTCATTGGTTGTACACCAACGATCTCGTTCGCGATAACAGTCGGCATAACCCGTCTGATTACCGGAAGGATCACTCTGTTTAACGTAGCAACGTTACCTGCAGATGTAGCACCAGCAGTTGCAGACTCTGACAAGTATCTCTTAGTGTTTTCTAAGATCACGTCCATAGTCTTTTTCTTGTTACCCGCTAAACCTTCTGTTAGAGCGGCTTTAGTTTCGCCCCATTTTGATTCAAATAATTCACTCATTTGTATCTTTCCTTTAGTTTAGTTGTTATATACCCGCTAATTTACGGATATGTGTTAAGTCAGCATCTTCTCTATGTGCTCTGTCACCAGAAGACTCAGAAATAATTTTCTTTGCCTTGGCAACAGTTGATTTTTCATCCATCACTGGAGCAAGATACTTACTGTAAGCAGACTTAAGGTCTTTTGTTTGAACTGATTCTAACAATTGACTCATAACTTCCGCTTTGTCTTTGCTCAAAGGTTTGAGCAACTCTACCATCGTTTCCTTGCGTTCCATCAAATCTTTAGTTCTAGCAATTTCTTGCTCTTTTGATTCAATCACCGCTTGTTTCTCTTCGATGGATTTCTCAGCGTCTTTGAGTTTCAAAGTAGTTTCATCCACAACTTTTAACAGTTTAGATGTTTCTGACTTCTCATTTAAGTAAGAAGCCTGGTACTCTGAAGCAAACGCTTCGAAAATTTGTTTACCAAAGTTAACTTTTCTAGCAGAAGTGATGTCTTCTTTCAATTGAGCAATCTCTTGACCCAATTTTTTAGTAACAGCATCTTCTACAATCTTTGCAGATTTAGATACAAAAGCCTCTTTCAATTTCTTCATTTGAGCTTTTGCTTCTTTTACTAGTTTAACTTTAGTTTCAACCACAGATTTTTTGTCTTCTGAAAATTCTTTGATTTCTTTAGCAAGTGCGTTTACTACGAACTCTTCAAGTTTAGCAAAGTTTTCACCAACAGATTTTCTGTCGCTGTGTAATTCTTTCATCTCATTAGACAATTTGCTTAACACAAACTCTTCTAATTTCGCTGAATGAGCGCCTACTGATTCTTTGTAGGCAATTTTTTCTTGTGCAAGTGCTTTTCTGTCTTCAACAAATTTGTTGATTTCTTCTGATAACTTCTCAGTCATCATTTTGTCGATTGCTTCAACCATATTGCCTTTGTCGTGCTCATATCGTTTTGCAAACTCTTCTCTTAATTCAGCAGATACTTGCTCTCTGTTTTCTTTTACTTTTGAATCCCACGCTTCTGAGATAGACTTTTGAGTTTCTTCTGAGATAACGCCTGACTCAACTAGTTTTGTTATTGCGTCGAACATATTACTTCAACCCCTTTATTATATTGGTTAGTGCCTCTTGGAGGTATTTTTGTGCTTTCTTGTCATTTCTAACTTCAGCCGCCAGCCCCATTGCTCTATTTCCACCCTTTGTGTTCATAAGGTGTTCATAGATTGCAGTTGGGTAAGCACCCGGCGCAGAAGGTTGAGCCACTACGTCTACTGTGATAATTTCAAAGTCTGAAACTTCTCCGTTGCCCCATTCAGAAATGTTTCCACTTCCTCGTGAGCTAACGCCCAGTTTCACACCCGACTCTAGCATAGTTTTCACTAGTTGGCCCATTGGTGTTGGCAAAATCTTCATTTTGCCGTATCCATTCGGACCGTCCATCCACATTTCAGTAATCATGTGGCTAACACGGTCCAAATTAATTTTTAAGTCATCTGGATGATCTACTTCACCTAGCACAGAATAACCTGATGTGATCTGATCATTGAGTGTTTTCACTGCTTTCTGAATTTCAGTAACAGGATATACTCGTTGATTGGCATTCTTAATACCGCCCTGAATGCAAATCCCCTTCATATACAAGTC